AAAGAACCAAACGTTACAGTAACTGTAATGTTGTTACTAGGAGTACCAGCTGTACCAGTATCAGTAAAAACAACTGACGTAACGTTATCAGGTAGCGTTGATATAGAAAAATCAGATGCTGTTACTACGTAACCCGACTTAGGTGATATAGTTAAAGTACCAGATGTAATCATGTTACCACCTATAACAGAGTCTCCTATTCTTTCAGTAAATTTAAGTGTTGTTGATGTATAATTAGCCATGTTATGTGTTTTATGCTGGTGGGTAATTTGTTTGATTTATTACTGAAACAAGTTGACCTTGAGCGCCGTCACTATCAGTAACTGTTATTGTATAAGTACCAGGGCCTCCTGTACCGTTAGGATTAGAAACAATTGTTGTATAAAATTCATCAAAAACAAGACCGCTTACTCCAATTTGAGAATTATACCCTTGTTCATTACCTGTGTTCTCATAACCATTTGGCCCTTGAATATTAAAAAAGTAAGGAGGTTGACCACCGCTGGCTTGAAAGAAAAAGAAGCCATACTGAGTAACCATTGGCAAAAAATTAACATTTATATTAAGCGTGCTAACCACAACTTCTTCCTCTGTTTGAGTTGATGGAGTGGTAGTACCTTCATCAACAGGATTTTCTAATGGAAAGCCTATACCTTGTAAAGATAATTCACTAGGATCAATATTACCTATAGCAGTTTGTATTCCACTTATTTTATTAAACCATTTATTTTCTTTGTTTATAAATTCAAACAACTTACCGTCTTGCATGTCAGTGCTAAATAAATCCACGTGCCACCCAGTCTCTGCTTGTAAATTATAGTACTCACCGTCGCCGTCATTAGCACCAGGATACGTTTCTATAACGTTACCGTCATCATCAGTATGAGTTGTTATTTGACTTATAGCCGCTTTAGAACCTTCGTAAATTACAGTTTTAAATGATTTAACTACGCTAGCTTGATCGTTGAACACTACCTCTATTTCTGAAGCAACAAAATCATCATCATAAAACATATTTCTACTAACATCGTCATCATAATGTTCATATATTTTATACGTGTTTGAAGTTATATATTTCCCGTTTACAGAAACTCCAGATGAAGGAACAAAAGATTTAAAACTAACCCAACCTTTACTAGCTTCATTAAACGAAACAGTTATTGGTTTTATAGCCGGTGTAGTTACACAGCCACTATCAGGGCAAGTTACTGAAGCTACTTGATATTCCTCCGCTATATTTAAAGTTAAATTATATTCACCATTAACTATATCAAAAGTTCCAACTAAGTCATCACAAAGTTTTAAGTGCTCTCTAAAATAAGATTTCATACCCACATTAGATATAGGTGTTAAGCCATCTTGTGACAACCTTAATACAGCGCCTCTTTGTTTATCCGAAAAGTATAATCTATATTGGTCATAAGCTAGTGACTCAGGATTTTTTGATATACCATAGTCTCCGGCAAATGGTATAGCTTGTCCTAAAGTTTTACTTGTAGCAGTTAGATTTGTATTACCATCAGCGTTAAATACAGCGTCTTTATTTGCTAATACTCTTAAAACTTTATCTTCACAAAAAGTAACTAAATCCGTATCTCTAGTTTTCAAAGCTTGTATAGAACCATATGCTGGATTTAAGTTTTTAGTAATTTTTTCAGCCATATTAAACTGATTAAGCTCATTAACGCTTGATATAGAATTATATAAACCTGAGTGTATTAATCCACTACCTATTCTTTCTTGACCGTATTCTAAAAACGTTGAAGAAACTTTTATCCCATTATCTATTGTTGGCGCATTAAAATCATCACGTATTCTGTCTGACTCTACTCCGTTACCAAACGAATAACAATTAAACCATCTTAACTCTGTCGGATAGTTCCAAACTTGCTTATCTATTTTATATATACCAGTTGGAGTTACAAACTCAATGCCACTAGTAAAAGCACCTGTAGAAATTGCTGGATTACTTAGATTTATTGTTATTACTGCATTTGGAACTATAATACCAAAGTTTGTTACATAGGTACTGTTTGGAAAAATACCAGGTGCTATTATTTGGTCTCCAATGCTTGGCATAACGTTTGTTATTATTTGACTATTACCCGCAACAACTGAGGCACTACTAATTGCTACTCTAGTTGCAGGAATAGGTATATTTACTCCACTCACGGTAGTTACAGTATAGTGATCTAATATTTTAGATCTAGTAGTAGTTCCGTCGTTATGTAAAAATTTAATTTCATCATCTATCAATAAATTACTAGTTAAATTAGTTAAAGTACCTTCATCATCCTCTTGTAATTTTACACCATCATTACCAAAATTTTCTATAGCATAAACAGTGTTAGGTAATACCACTGATTGTACTATATTTTGATCTTCAGACACAACGATTCTAACAGCTTGTATTTCACTAGCCTTCTTTATATTTGTAGAAGCTTTAGTAAATAATTGTATGTTGCCACTATTTAGCTCTATAGGTATTGCGCTGCTAGCTTCATAATAAATATCTAAGCCAACGTCTTCTTTAGGCTCTGTTTCCCAACAAGCTGAATTTGTTATAACGCTATCATCTTGTAAATCTTCGTCAGGCATTCTTTCTAATATCTCTATAGTAAAACTACCCATACCATTATGTGACACTTCGCCCCTTGGATCCCAAACAGATATGTCTATACCACTCCCAACAATAGCGCCACCATCTTGGTCAAGTTTAGCAAACCTAGTTATTATAGAGTGCCTAAAATTCAAAGTATCAGTACTATTAGCCGAAAAATTTTTTGCATCAATATTAACTTGACCTTCGTACGGAGAGGCTATTTCAAGATCACTGCCCGCGTCGTCTCCTGATTGACCATATATATTAGTATCTATATTCTGTTGTATATGCATGACTCGATAAACAACTTGATTAGGATCTGCTGTAAATCTAAATAACGTACCTTCTGTTTGCATTAAAGATTTAAATACAGAGTCTTTACCATTAGCAAATCCGTTCTCTGTACCTATACTTGAAAAAGTAAGTTGCCCTCTATTATCTTGCATAAAAGCTGGCCCTTGTGCTACGCCTACGGGTTTCCAGTTAGGTAATATACCTAAATCCCAAGGCCAATCTAAACTAGCGGTATATCTTATAAGGCCATCATGTTGACCAAATATAGTAAACAGCCCTGGGTCATTACTATCATATTGAGGCGTGCTAATCATTGATAATCCTTGATTTTGCCAAGTAGCGCTAACATAATCTGACATGCCTCCATTTCCATGAGAGAAAAATGGCATTACTTGAATATTACTTGCTGGTAAACCCCAATTTCCTGCAGCGTAAGGCGCGTATTTTATTTGGTAACCAGTATGCGCGGGCGCTTCGTCAATAAATATACTAGCAGTTCTAGTTGTATTATTTGTTTCAAGACTAAGATTAAGTCCTAGATAATCTTCTCCTTGGCTATACCACCATTCCCAAAAATTCTGTGTTGTCACAGGATCACCTGGCCCAAATTTAGGAACTGGTTGAGGCCCTATTTCGTTATCAAAACTATATCCTAAATCTTCCCAATAAGCTGCTAGTACATCTAAGTCATTTTGTGTACTAGAGTCTGTAAAAGGAGGTGAAACATCAACGGCGATATTGGAGTCTGTAAACACAGAATCAGCTGGCCAAGCCGCGTTAGCAAAACTACCAGTAGTAGCAACGTTATTTGCTGTATTAGCTATGTAACCTATTTCGTAAGTATCTAAAATATTGTATAATCCAGAAGTTTCGTTTAAGACTCTAGATCGCAACGTATTATCTTTTTTTATTTTAACAAAAAATCTACCATCAAATTGAGGTTTATTTTCTACAACTTCATCTCTAAGTTCAATATAATATTTAATTGCGTCAGGATCACCATAATCGTCTACGTTTGCAGTAGTTATTTCAGAAGGATCATCAATAATAGCAGATATTTTTTGAAACATATCTACTTCAGATTGTGAAAAAGTATCTTTTAAAACGATCTTACCTGTACTACCTTCATTCGTAGTAGCTACCTTAGTAACAATTTTAAAAGGACTAAATCCTTGCACTACGGCTCCAGTAGAAGTTGTAAACTGACCGACTATTCTTGCCTTCTTAGTACCTTTAAATTTTTCGTCAGTTATACTCATTTCACCCCAGCTACCATCTGTTGTTTTAATTACAGTCTGGTTTATTAAGCTATCTGGAACACCACCTGTAACACTTCCTTCAGCCTGCGAGTAAACATTATCTCTATCTATTAAAATAAGCGCATAATCGTTTTTATTAGTTTTAATATAATCAGGCGCTTCACTTTCTATAGCTAATATTTTATATCTAGCCTCTTCTTTTACTGGAACTTGGCTTCCGTGTTCATTTTTTAATATTAAATAAGTTTCTTCATCAACTTTATTTCTATCAGCAGAAGCAAAGGCTAACCAAACATTACCATCTCCAGCGTCGTACCACCTATCCATTACTAAATTGTAGTACTCATTTGATGTTTCTTTTACATAATATTTAATGTACTCAATCCAAGGTTTACCATTATAAAGAAAAGCGGTTGGATCACCTCCCCAATTTTGTTGTAAACTAAATTTATTACTAAAGTCACTAAAATTTTTATCTAAATATATGCTACCTGAATTGTCATTACCGTTATCATCTTCGTAGCCATATGCTATAACAGGAGTTTCTCTACCATACTTATCACCAATAACAATACCAAATTTATACTCTCTATCTGTTTTAACTGACCTAGCTGGAGTTGGAAAAAATATTGGAGTTGATATTATTGATTGGGTTAATCCCGCTGGATATTTTAAATCATAACCTTGTAAATAGTTACCATAAACAAGTCTGTTAGCCGTTATCTCTTGAGTTACAGCGGTCTTAGGAACGTTATCCCAAGATCTTAATAGTTGATTTGAAGGAAGAACTCTATGTATCATTTCAGAACTTATCTGCAGTTCTCCTGTGTTTATTTCATTTTCATCTGTAAAATTTTTCCACTCAGCATCAAAACCTCTAGTTATAGTCTTTATTATATATACATTAGCATTATCTGTCGTTTTCCAAAGTATATCTATAGCCTTTGCATCGATAGGCCTTATTGATATATCTGGTATAAATCCTGTTATAATTAGCTCTCTAACAGTATTAGTCATGCCATCATTAAACCCTTGACTAGCCGTATAAGAAAAATCACCAGGTAAAAAAGCTAATTCTGAAAAAGGAGAAAATGAAGAGCACTCATTATCTTCGTATTTATACCTATAACCAAATCTACCAAATTTAGTTTCAAATAAAGGCCTTTTTTGCTCTAATTTAAATTCCCAAAAGTCTGGATTTTCACTTAATAATGCGGTGTCAACAAATGTTAAAACAACATTAAAAACATTTTGTTCTGAATCAAAGTTAAAAGATTGAGAGTCTACGGTACCTATAATTACAACTGGGTCGAAGTTGTCATTAGCGCTAGTAAAGGTGAATACATCACCATTAACAATTTCTACATTATCTGGAAACTGTATTGTCTTTACAGTGCCTTCCACAGGAACTGAAGGTATTGCGTTTTCATCTATGAAAGACATGTTTATAAATCCTGTAATGGCGCCATCTCTTTCTTTTTCCCTCATCAATAAAGTTGGTGCTGATTTTGGCGCTTTGCGTATTACTGTAATGTGTTCTTTTTTTATATCTGAAGTTACAACATTTTCTAAATCACTAATAATAATTAAATCGTTTTCATTAGGTAGATTTTCTGGATTTTGTACATAAAGTTGAGTTTGATTATAATTATATTCCGTGCCTGCTTTTGATCTCTTTATATTTATTTTTTTAGGTTCATCGTTACCATCCGTAAAAAATAATAAATCATCTATAACATTTATACCTGTTATTAGTTTGTCTTGCCTAAAGTTTAAAACTCTTTCTTTGTGAATAAATTTAAAAGCAACGCCTGTATTTAAATCACCTGTTTGCTGTACAGCCAATGTAAGCGTTTCTAAACTTGAATTTAAATCTACTATTTCTACACCAGGTACACCATCAGTAAAAAGTAAATGATCATTATTACTATCCTGAGCAAACATAACCATGCCGACTCTATATCTATCAGCGTCTATTACTGTTATTTGATCATATCCATTAGCCGGTGTATCTTGAGATGCTCCATTATTTAAGTAGGCAAGTGGGCTACTTATATTATTACCTGACATGCTAAAAACATCTTGCTTTTGCCCCATAACAGCAAATCTATCTACGAATATTGATTTAGCGCTTTTCGTAACTGTATCTACCTCTACTATACTATCGACAAAAACTCTTTGCGTTGGTGAAGTAGCTTGTGTTATATTTGTTACTGTTGTTTTACCGATATCCGGGGCAGCGGCAAAGAAATAAGCTTTATCATTTTTTTCATCAGCTACACTACCAATTATTTTTGTAGAAGGTATAGTACCGTCCGCTTCTGTAATGTAAGATATAGAATTAAAAGCACCATCGTTGTCCGCGCCACCATCACTAATATGAGAATTACCTTGTAAATTTTGCACGACACCTGCATTACCTACACCTTCAGAATCACCATCAGTAGTTCTAACTTGTATGTTTAAAGCATCTCTATATTGGCCGTTAGGAACTAATCTCTCATCGAGATCTTTGTTCATTTTACCGGCTGTAAAATTGTGTTTGATTTCCGGCATAATTATTTAATTTGCTTACCCATTCCTCTGAGTACTTGAGTAAATTCTTCTATTTTAATATTTGATAACCTTATTTTTGCTTTTCTAGTTTCAGCAAATCTTTCTTTTTTATATCTTTGAACTACGTATTCTGGTATATTAGATCTTGTAGATAATATACCATACATTATATGTTTATAACAAGCCTCTTCGCAAAATTTATGTACTACCATTTCAGAATCAGTACCTAAACCATCACTAACATAATGAAGTATTATTGTTTCTCCTGCTAGTGAAGAACTAAACTTTATTAAACCTCTTAAATTATCTATAAAATAACTACCATTTATTTGTGAGTATTGAGGATCTAAGCCATATCTTCTACCTTCTGTTGATATCTCTACGTCGTTAGCATAGTTAATATCATATAACTGATAGTTAACTGGCGTTTGGTTTTCAAAGCTTTGAGAAGTATTACTAGGCGTTTGCTCTGTTAAATCGTTTCCAGTAAATTGATAATTACCATCGTCACCCTGTGATATCGCAAAAGGATCTGATGTTCTACTAGCTGGGTATAAAATTCTTTCTAAACCATCGCTACCAACCCTAACTATTTTTATATAGTTAACATAATCTTGAGGTAGTATCATTGACAAGGTGTTAGGTACTTCTATTTCTTGAGATTTAAAAGATTTTAAAATATCATATGTCAGCTCTTGTATAGCTCGCATAGCATGAAACTGCACGTCAGTTCTGTTAACTTTTGATATAATTTTACCTTCACCCACGTATATGTACATAAAAGCATTTATAATATTTTCTAAAGTAACAAACTGATAGTTACCGTAATTAGCACTATTATCAGAGTTGTAGTAAGATGATTGAGTTGTTCCGTCTAGTAGTCCCATGTTTAACTATTTTGTTCTCGTTTATTCATTTCTATACCCGCGGCAGCAGCTTGCTGTACATCAGGTTGTTTCATTATTAGTCCAGCTAACATTAGTATTTTGTATACTAAATTCTCTTCTTCAGACGCGTGTAGTTCAAAGTTTTGCAAATCATTAGCATTAGCGTTATACAAAGCTTTTCCGTTTAAAACTACATAAGTCCACTTAGGGCTAGTCGGCTTTTTATAATAACTAACTTCAAAAGTTTCAGATATTAAAGAAGGTGCTGGATGTATTGTTACTGTATTAGAATCTTCTCTAACAAAAACAGATCTATTAGTAGTTGCTTTTATTAAAGGATGGTTTTCAGTATAAGATATTTGACTTTTATTTACTTGAGTTACTTTATTACCAGATCTAGTAATACCTATCATTTTGTATATATCAGTTGGTAACGTTAGACTAGCATTACTAGTCTCTACATTTGTGTCTATGTGAAACGGATGTAGCTTTTCTTCTAATATCTCAAGTTCATCGGAATAGCTAGTTTGAGTTTTAGGCTTCATTTCAGTCATTTTAATTTTATGAAAATAGTTTTCATATATTTCTAACTGAGCCTTATCAGCAAATAAATTAAATTCTTGAGGTGTTACATAACCTCTTTGTTCTTTATTAGCTAGCGCTAATACTTTTTGATATACACTGTTTACGTCTACTGCCATTTGTTTCTATTTTACTATATTATAGTTACATAATAAAGCGGAAGGTTAGCCCCTAAATAAAAATAGCCACCCAAAATGAGTGGCTATTAATATTGTTTAAAATTACTAATTCATTCTTTTTTCTATATTAGAATAAATTTCCATACCTTCATCAGTCTTAAACCAATGAGCTAGCGCGGTATATGGATGCTCATCAAAAGGAACTGTCATAATTTTTCTACCAGTAGATCCCCACTCAAAGTGTCTTTGATCTTGTGATAGTTTTATTATATTGTTCTCTACAGCTTTGATACCAAAGTTTCTAAGTTGAACGTTATCATCTTTTGCTAATTCTAACAATAACGCTGGGTTACTTCTAGCAAATAATAATAAATCTCTTCTTAATTCTTTAGAGCTTAATTTAGATACAGCAGATCCTTTTTCTACTCTCATAATAGCTTCAGCCATATCAATGTCCATTTGTCTAGCCATTATTAAAGCGTCAGTTTGCATTTCAAGTATCTCTAAATGATTTTCTGCTATAACTTTAGGTTTATGTTCAAAATAAGTATTTTTTCTTAGTGGGTGATAAAGAGATAATAGTTTTTGTAATACTGTTTTTTCTTTTGGTACAAACAATGCTCCGTTTCTAAAAACAATATGCGATAATCTTTGATCACCTTTCATTTCATCAACAAAACAAGTTCTTTGATTTTCACAATACTTTAATTCTCTTTCATAACCTTTTTCTTCATCAAACCAATAAACATCAGAAGCTTTTATACTTCTAGTTAAAGGCTTTTGTCTACCTTTTAAAAAATAAGTTCTATCTTTTATTTCCCAAGTATCTTTTGGTTTAGCTTTTATTTCAGGAACTTTAACTTTAGGTTGTTCAACAACCACTGTTTCTTCAACTATAGGTTCTTCAACCTTAGTTATTTTTTTCTTTGCCATAATATAATATATAATATAATTAATAAAAATATAAGGGCGATACGTGACCGCCCTTATAAATAAATAGTCTTACTTCATTAACATAAAGTTGTTTGCACCTTGAGTGATTAAACATCTTTCAGTTAAAAAGTGAAGTTGCATTGCATCAAGCGCTGATGTAGCAGCTCCAACAGAACCAGTAGTCCAAGTTTTCATTTTTCTATTGTCTGTTTGAGAAGCTCTAAACCTAACGTGTAAGAAAGGTCTTTTCATGCTTGAACCTACAGATTGGTCGTATACAGTTGATACTCCAGCAGGAATCATAACACCTCTAATAGCATTTGATCCAGCAGCATCGTTAATACCACCTCTTGTAGCTTTATCATTTAAGTATCTAAAGTCAGATTTGTAGAAGTCATAAGAACCTCTTCTAAATCCTGAGAAACCTAAATTTAACGCCATGTCTTCGTCGTTGTCAAATACTCCGTAAGAAGTACCTCCAGCTCCGTAAGAATTCATTGAAGCTAACATGTCGTCCATAGCTAAACTAGTTGATCTGTTTACAAACATCATGTATTCTTCAATAGCACCTTGCTTGTCAAACTCAGCCAATATAGCATCGAACTCAGCTAAATCAGTAGCAGCGTTAACACCAGTTACACCAGAAGTAATATTACCTCTTGATTCAATAGCATCAAATAAACCTTGAGTTCCGTGAAGAGCTCCAGAGTAAGTAGCTGATCCACCTTCTAAGTAGTCATCAACTAAGTCATCTGCAGCAACCTCAGCACCAGACATAACGTCTGAAGCGTCACCACCCATTTTCGCTTCTAACATCGCCATTTCAACGTAGTCGTTAAATCTAGCTCTAGTGTCAGATTCAGCTTTTAAGTACCAAAGATACCCTGACTGCCCTTGCTCAGATGAAACTTCTACCCAACCGATTTTTGAAGTGTCAGATCCTGATACTTCGTAGTAGTCTTTCATAATAATTGGTTTATTAGTAAAAGATTTAAAACCTGGTTGATTAGCTTGTCTTGTTGAGTTACCTTGGTAGTCATCACCTTTTCTGTACTCAGAACCGTAAACTAATACAGTAACAGAATTAGCACCTTGGTTATCAGTAAAGCCAGCGTCGTTTAAAGTAGCTCTACCATAAGGAGCAACCTCAATAACGTAACTTGTTCCAACATTAGTTTTAGTAACAATACATTTTGCTACTGCTTCTGATGAAGCAACGATAACAGTATCATTTATTCTAATACCATGCTCATTGCCAGATAAATCATTACCATCAATATCTTTAGCTAAAGTAATTTGCCCACCAGCTACGGTACCAGCAGCACCGTTAGTAATCTGTCCAGTATATGATAGGTGTAATCTACCTTGTTCAGACCATACAACTTGATCAGCTTGCATAGCCTCTTCTGCTCCAACTTTAGATAAGAAACCAGAAATAGTTCTCGGTCCGAAAACTTCTGCTTCTCTCTCCATTAGATCAGGAATGTATTGTTGGCTCCAGCCTGCGTTTGAGCTGTTGGCTAGATCCAAATAGTTTGATTGTAAAGCTTGTTTAGTAACCGATGGTGTACTATTTAACAAACCTCCATTTGTAATTGCCATAATATATTCTTTTTAAATTATTAATTATTTTCGTTTTCTAATTTTAAAAGATCTGTTTTTCATCTCAGAAGAAGATTCACCTAAAGCTCTAACTTTAATTCCACCGACATTTACTTCGCCGTGTGTTTTTCTAGGTTCAACATTTATATTTTTATCTCTTGCAATTTGCCCTTTAATAGCATCTGCTTTGCCTTGTTCATAAAAATGTTTAGCTATAGCATCAGGATTCATAGCGGTAAATAAAGACTTGTGATAACCAGCTGTATCTTCAATAGTAACATTATCTTCGCCAACAAACTTGTTTACGAAATTATTAAGATCGCTTTGCGTTGTCTTTACTTTATCAACATCTTTAACATTAAACCTATATCTTTTGTCCCCGACATTATATTCAAAACCTTTGAAATTTTGTCCAAAGAAACTATCAGTTTTATTTAAAAATGTTCTCTTGCTTTTCTGTGTAATCTTCTTTTGATTTTCAGAATCTTCATTATATTTATGATAAAAATTAATCGCCTCCTGCTGTTCAGGTGTCAACTTTGACCCAGCTTTAATTTCATCATAGTACTTAGACTTTTGCCCGTCTAAATAGGCTTTAGCCTCGGCAACTTGCTCTTTAAGGGCTATTTTCTTTTTACGTATTGTTTTATCGTCGTCAACTTCTTCATCAACACCAAATGTATCTTCTAATAAAAAATTTCTTTCCTCAGCTGTTAAGTGAGGTTTAGACATTTGGTAGTATTCATCTAATACGTCAGAGTCATCCATTTCGCTTACGTCTCTGTTTAATCTTACATAGTCGTTTATATCACCTCCAGTTTCATCCATAAAATCTACAAGCTTTTGTATATTTTCTGGTAAAGGCTTTCCAGTAGCTACAGTTTCTTCAATTGCTTGTTCTACTTTTTGTTCTACAACTTCTTTATCTTTTAAATCTTCTACAGTAATTTCTTCTATTACTGGAACTTCTTCATTTGTTATTTCTTCTGTAGGCTTTTCTTCTATGTTTACTTTTGTTATACCTTCCTCTGGTTTTTCAATAACAGGTGGTGGTTTATCTAAATCAACTTTTATAACACCTGGATCATCGGCACTATCAAATTTAGATTCATCTATTGTATTTTCAACAACCTCTTCTATTGATTGTTCTGTATTATCCTCTGTTGTCTCTTCAACGGAGTCAGTTGTTTCTTCAACAACTTCTTCATTTTGTTCTATCATAATAAAATTTTATAAAATATTAAACTTCAAATTTATCCATATTCGCCCCTCCCGTAAGTATATCATTACCTGACGATTCAAACTTTTTAAGCGGTTGGCCTTCAGTTTTTTGAGCGTTTCTTCTATCAATCATTTCCATTTGTCTAGCAGCTTGTTGGTCTATTCTTTGATCTCTTCTATCTTCTCTCATACCTTCAACTTGATTATTGTTTTGCTGTTTCATGCCTTCTAATCTAGAATTTAAATCAAACTCAAACTGCATAAGTTCTTTTTTTGATTGGACTTCTTGCTGTAAGTATTGTATTTTCATTTGATTTCTTGTCTGCTCTAGCTGTGCATCAATTTGCATTTTTTGTTGATTCTTTTGCATTTCAGCTTGTGCTGCTGCTTGCTGTGCTTGTTGATTAGCTTTTGATTGAGCCTCTATATTTTGTTGTTGTAATTGTTGATCTCTTTCTTGCTTCTTTCTTCTTTTTACTTTTAATAATTGATTAGCTAGTTTTAAGTTTCTAACATTACGCAAATCTATAGCGTCATCTAACTCAATTGTTTTTTGTTGCAATGCTGCTTGTATATTATTTTCTAATATAGCTTTTTCTTCTTCATCTGGCATTAGCTCTATAAATATACCAAAGTCATATAAATGTAGCTCGCTCATCTCACCTAATGTAGCTACGTTATGAGCGCCAAGCGCTCTTATGAAAGCTTCTTTGGTCGGTGAATACTCTATTATATCTGCTATACGAAGTGACAAGCACTCTGCAACCTCAGCTGTTATGTACAGCATTGATTGTAATATATGTCTAGTTGCTGTATTAGAATTAGCAGCTGCTATTTTTTGTACACCAACTAAAGCGTTACGATCAGGCGTGCTAGCATCTCTTGCCTCATTTAATCCGGTTGTATCTCTTATCATTTGTAAATAGTAGTTGTAGTTTTGAATTAAACTTTGCATCTTACCACTATTGACACCATTATTAATTTGTTGTATAGGTACTTTGCCAGGATTACCATCACCTTCTGAAGTAAAACTTCTACCAACTACACTACCAGTTTGAAAGAACATATTTAAAGCTTCTTGCGGGTTGTAATTAGTGCCATTACCCAAGTCAACCTCAGCTAAACCGTCAACATCAAGATAAACACCGTCTGGAACCATACGCGCCATAACCTGTTGTAGCTTTAAATGAGTTAATTGTATCATGTCAGCAAAACTTGTTATTCTACTAACTATTGATTCAATTCTACCTTCATACATCCTAGGTGCTACAATTTGATAATTCATTTTAACGCTACTAAACTCAGAGTCAGTACGCATCATATTGTCACACATTCTCCATCTTAATATTCTATCAGCTCCTACTAAGTAAACGCCTTCATACAAGACTTCAATAACTCTTTCTAGTTTTTCAAAATTACCCTCTTTGTTTTCAGGAGGATTAAACGTATCATCTTTTTGTATTACCTTTTCACCGCCAGCGGCTGTAGTTTTTAATTTATAAACATTATTCATGTGTGTCTTGTAATTAAAATAAATTACTTGCACTTTGTTTTTATCGTCATTTTTATTATAGTTATATGGATAATGTCTTTTATCTGTTATATCTTTTATATCTTCTTCTGTTAACTCAGGAAATTCTTTTACTAATTCGTTTATTGGTAAGTCAACTACCTCACCAACATAATATATGTCATCAAAATAAGGTGAATCAGTGTAAGAATAAACTAAATTAGCTGGATCAACATATTCAGCTTTCGCTCCACTACTAAAATCAAATGTAGTTTTTGTAGCACCAATGCCTAATACAGTTAAATCATACAAAACTCTTCTTCTCACTAAATCATAATCACTGTTCTCCATTAACACATTTAACGCTTGTTCTTCAGCTAACTCTACAGCTTGTTTGTAATTGAGCTGCATATGTAGTTGTAATTCCTCTTCTGTATCTGGTAATGTATCAGGATCGTTTTCATAAAGATCTATATCGAACAATGCTTTAGCTTTATCATTAAAACCCCTTGTTTGCATATCGCGTAATAAAGATTCCATATAATCAGTTCTTTTGCTTACGCCATACTGATCTTGTGAAAAACAATTTATTTCGTAATTCCTTTGTGCCATACCGTTTACAACAATATCAACAAACTTAGGGATAATTGGAACAGGTTTCCAATCTAAATTAAGATAGGATAAATCACCATTTATAGATAATTCATTTTTATATTTTTGAATTGATTGTTCGCCTCTAGCGTATAAACGTAATGTATGAAAGTTATTTTTATAACTATTGTATTTAGACGTGGTTCCAGAAAACCATTCGTGCCTTATTGCTCTTGCTACTTTTAATCCATACTCTTCGCTAAGCTTTTCTAAATCGCTAACTGCTTGTGATGGGAAATTTATAGAGTGTTCTAGTCTCATATTTTATTTTTAATTATCTGTGATGAAAATCCTTTATTATTATATTTTGATATATTTAAACTTACCACTTGCCTTTTTAAATCTGGATTTGGTCTGTATAAATGTCTATTGCAAGCCATTATAGCCAAACCAGAGCTTATTGAAGCATCATACTTAGTTCTTCTAGTTATATCAAATTTAGACCAATCATTTAAAGTATTATTAAAATACATTGTGCCATAAGTACCATCTTGTAATAATCCAACATGGTCGTTGATATACATTTCAATAGCGGCCGCGTGGGCTTGTTTTATGTCTTCGCTTGAGTTGGGTATACCACCAACTTCTTTTTCTGCTACTGATAATTTGTTCCAAACTTTATCAGGCCTATTCATACTAAAGCCTCTATATCCTCTTCTTCTTAAATAGTATAGTAATCTTGGTTTGTTATTCTCTGCAAGTATCGGCATGCCATAAAAGACTAACGCCATTAAAACGTCTTCAAAAAATATTTCAGCTGTTTGTGGTCTTGCTATATATTCAAGAAAAAAAGTATTAGCTGGTGCATCTTCCATTGAGAATTTAGTTAATCCATGCAAAGCGCCTTTCGATCCTTTACTATCTACTGTTCCAGATATATCATAGGAGTCACAACCGAAAGCGCCCATATGTTCATTACCTGGATATCTTACGCCATTTTTTAATATAACGTTATTTTGTAATTTATTACCTGGTACCCAACTTATATTAAATCTACCGTTGGGATTTGGATTAAATGTAACCAGTGTGTCTTTCTTTCCATTTAGCCATTGAAAGTTTCCAGTTGTTATTACTGAAGAGTTTTTATTTCCTTCATTATAATCTACTTGCTCATATATTTTTATAAGATTAAATAAACTATTTTTTGTTTCATCTCTAAATGCGTGCTCTTCAGTTCTTGGAAACTGTCTATAAAACTCATTTAAAGCGTCTTGATCGTCTTTTAAGCCTTCAGCTTCATTTTCCCAATGATCTATAACACCTTGATCTATTTCTAAGCCGTGAGGATCAAACGATGATTTGCTAGGAGTGTTAAACACGGGTTGTCCAAATTCATCAATAAATCCTTCATAGTTCCATTCCATAGGGATAAACAAAGAATATAATCCTGACTTAGTCTGTCCATTACGATTTCTTTTTGTAACATCTGAATTATTATATAGATTTTTAAAGTTATCACCACCTTTATCAAGTGAATTACTAGTGCTACCCATCATACATTTACCTACAACTCTACTACCTAATCTTAGACAAGTTTTTGTAACTCTCCAATTATTTCTTATGTTATCAGGTCTTTCCCACTTACCACTTTCATCATGAACTAATAAATTTAATTTTTCACCATCATAGCTATTATCACCTGTATTTTTCCAGTCTATAGTTGTATCAAGTCCTTCAACATCATCCATTTCTTCACGCTCACGTATTTTTCTACGAGTAAACTTTTTAGCAGGTACTCTGTAAGCGAGCTCGGACTTTGGTCGGTCCATACCGTCCTGTATTGGCTTGAAGAAGAAAGGGTAATTTAAACTAATAGGTACTACTTTGTCTGTAAACATCTTCTTTGCATCAGCACCAGTCTTAGATAATATACCAAATCTGCTATCACTAGCTAATGTAGCTAAATTAACAGTTTCAGCTGAACTCATAAAAGAAAAACCAGAACGTCTATTTTTTAA